AGAGGTGCTGATGGAAATCGCGCGCGCTCGCGGATTCAACCCAGATGCGCTGAAGCAGCAGTCAGAGGAAGCGTCTGACAAGACTGCTGACAAGCTGTACAAGGTTGCAGAAGGTCAGAAGAAACTGAAGGGGCTTGGCAAGTCAGGAAAGAGGACATCCGGCGCCCCTTCCGCTGAAGAGCTTGCAAATATGAGCGATGATGAATTCCAAAAGCTCGTCGAGAGCATGAACGAAGATGGTATTGACGAGCTTCTGAAAAAGGCTATGGTATAAGGCGTGGTCCTCGCAGCCACGCACGCATGACGGATCGCCTCCTGCCGTCTGTAAGCCCGCCGGAAGTAGCACCAGCAAGTATCCAGCTGGAATGCAAAACCGGCGGGTTTTTTGTGTCTTCTTTGCATTTAAGGAAAATTGCGGTATCATTATACCGTATTCGCAGGTAATACACTGCGCGCCGCCCATCGACGACATGGAACGGGCGTAAAAATCGTCGCTTTCGCAGGCGTGCGTCAAACGCGAGCAAGTCATTCAAGAAATCCCTGAAGAAAAGGAGCCTGAATCATGGCTACCACCAACTATGGGACCAATGACGCGCTGGCGGTGAAACTTTGGGCCAAGACTCTGGCCGCTGAAGCCATGAAGGCGACGAAGATCCGCCCGCTCATTGGTACGCGCAAGAGCGCAATCATCCATCACAAAACCGAGACGTCCAAGTCCGCCGGTGACAAGGTGACGTTCGGTCTTCGCATGCAGCTTACCGGTGACGGCGTGTCTGAAGGCGAAACCCTCGAAGGAAACGAAGAGGCCCTGACGACCTATTCTGATGCCGTCGAGATCAATCAGCTTCGGCATGCTGTTCGCGTCGCCAGCGACGATTCAATCGACGCCCAGCGCGTTACCTTCAACATGCGCGCCGAGGCTCGTGATGGCCTGCGTGACTGGTTCGCCAAGCGCTACTCCGTCACCTTCTTCAACCAGGTGTGCGGTTACACGCCGCAGACTAATTCCAAGTACTACGGCTTCAATTCCGTAACCGCTCCGTCGTCCGGACGCCAGATCTGGGCCGGTACGGCAACTGCCGACGAAGGCCTTGGTTCGTCCGATATCTTCGATCTGAAGTATATCGACTATGCCAAGGAAGCTGCGGAAACCGCTGATCCGAAGATTGTCCCGACCATGATCAATGGCGAGGATATGTACGTGATCTACCTGCACCCGTACCAGGTGACCGATATGCGTACGAACACCTCTACCGGACAGTGGCAGGACATTCAGAAGGCGGCCATGCAGGGCGGCAAGATCAGCGGCAACCCGCTGTTCACCGGCGCCCTTGGCGTCTACAACAACGTCATCATCCGCAAAGCTGATGATGTGACGCAGGGCGTGAACTCGTCTACCGGCGCCGCTGTTTCCACGGTGCGCCGGGCCGTGCTTCTCGGGGCGCAGGCTGGCGCGTTCGCTACTGGCCGCAGGGGCGGCACGCTGGACTTCAAGTGGGTCGAAGAAACGTTCGACTACACGAATGAGGTCGGTATTGCCGCGACGACCATCATGGGCATGAAGAAGACCCGGTTCAATTCGACCGACTTCGGCACCATCGTGGTTTCCACTTACGCTGCGGCGCACACCTGATAAGGAGGACTGATCAATGAGCACTCCCGCGAGGAAATATCATCAGTCCATGGTGCACTACATCACCGGGACAATCGGCGTCGGAGATTCTTCCGTGACGATTGGCAAGGTTCCGAGTGGCGCCACCATCATCGGCACCGCCGTGAATGTCACCACGGCATTCAACGGCACCACCGATGCCGTGACTGTCGGAAACTCCACGACCTCAGATGCCTACGTTGCGTCTGGAGACGTTACGGAGACTTCCACCGGTCTGACCATGGTGCACAAGGGCGAGAAGCTGTCTGCCGATACCGATGTTATCGCCTCCTATTCTGGAGACGCTACTGCTGGTTCGTGCGACGTTATCGTCATGTATGCGCCTGACAATGGCTGACGCAATTGACGGGCGGGGGAATGGACCTCCGCCTGTCACCTGTCGTCCACAAAGGGGCAGGGTTGAATGAGCACGCTCGGAACAATGAAGCAGGAGATCGCAGGCAACCTAGGTCGCAGCGATCTTTCTTCGTATATAGCCACATATATTGACAGGGCGATTGAGCGCGAGCAGACGACGCGCTACTGGTTCAACGAATCTCGTGATCTGACGTTTTCCACAGTCGCAGGAACGTACACGTACGACACGTTTTCCACAGGCCCAGTCACGTCTTTGGATGATGTTTTGACCATCGACTATCTCTGGGTCGAGGACGGAACAAGCCGCTGGCTTCTTGAGAATGTTCCATATGACCAGATCGAGGCCAGCCTCTATCAGTCCACGCAAAGCAAGCCTTACATGTGGACGGAATACGGCGAGAAAATCTGGCTTTATCCGATTCCGAACGACACCTACACCATTCGCGCCAGCGCGCATTACAAGGTTGCCGCGCCTTCCTCGGACACGGAAACCGGGAACGTCTGGATGACGGACGGATATTCCATGATTTTAAGCCTTGCAAAGGCGCTGATCTATTCCGCGCACATCCGCGACATGAACAAGGCGCAGATGGACAACATCGCGTATCAGGCCGAAAAGAGCCGCCTCATTGCGGAGACGAACAGGCGGCTTGGAGTGAACCAGCCCATTGATCCGACGAGGTTCTGATGAAGCCGATTTTTTTCAGCAGATGGGAACCTGACCGAGCCTTCTACAACCAGAAAACGTTGTACGAGGCAAGGAATGTCATTCCGTCTGCTGATGGGTTTCGTCCTCTGAAGAGTTTCACTGCTCTGTCTTCTGCGTTGAGTGAGCGCGTGCGCGGAGGCATTCTGTCGCGCGGCGTTGATGGCAACATTCACACGTTCGTTGGAACAGCATCAAAGCTCTACAAGTATGACAGCGCAAGCGCGTCATTCACCGATATTTCTGACACGACGTACACAGCTACATCCGACACGTTCTGGAGCATGTGCCAGTATGGCAAATACGTGCTCATGACGAACATGGAAGATGGCCTGCGCGAATATGATACGACGACATTGCCGGCAACCGTCAGTGCGACTGCAGGCTCTCCTCCGAAGGCGCGGCACGTTATGGTCGTGAAAGATCATGTCGTGTTGTGCGGCCTTGATGGCGCTGAATCCGCCATCGAATGGTCTGCGCTCAACAATCACACTGGCTGGATAGTCGGCACTGACCTTTGTGACTACCAGGAATTCCCTGATGGCGGTCGCGTCATGGCTGCGCATGGTGGCGAGTATAAAATCATCATGCAGGAGCGCAAGATCAGGCTCATGCAGCAGGCTCCAGGCTCTCCGGAGATTTTCCAGTTCGACGTGATCGAGGAAAACAGGGGGTGCGCTGCTCCGCGCGCTTCCGTGGCGGTGGGCGGTGCCGTGTTTTTCCTTGCCAATGACGGGTTCTGCGTACTGGCGGGAAACAAGGTGCAGTCCATCGCCGATGAAAAAACGAACCGCTGGTTCTTCGACAACGTGAACAGCACGTATTTCTCGCGTGTTGTCTGTGGTTTCGACGCCTTCAACAAGTTCGTGATCTGGGGATTCGTGTCGAAAGACGCATCTGCCTCAGACATGGACAACTACGTCTGCGACAAGCAGCTTATTTATCACTGGCCTACCGGCAAGTGGTCGTATTCAGATGCACGCCTGACAACGTTCATCGATGCCAATGCAGGCAAGACGACGCTGGAATCTCTTGATGCGTATGGCGACCTTGATTCGCTTCCGTATTCCCTTGATTCCGCTGTCTATAATGCAGACCAGACAGCAAGCATTCTCTATGTGTTCGATGAAAATCACAAGATGGGGCGACTTGAAGGCGATCCACAGGAGGCCTTCTTCGAAATTCGAAACATGCATCTTGCTGCCCCGCACAGGCAGCTGATTCGCGGCATCATGCCGATTTGCGACGCAACGGACACGCAGGTTTCGATCGGCGGTCATGAGCGCCTTGGTGACAGCGTGGACTGGAATTCCTACGTGAGCATCGAGAACAGCGGATGGTCGCCGCAGCATGATTCTGCGCGCATGCATTCATGTCGCATCAAGATTCCAGCTGGTTCTTCATGGAATGAGATCATTGGCTTTTATGTCGATGTGATCGGGGATGGCGAGCTATGAGGGAGCTTATCGGGCGCGACATAGACTTCCGCATCAGAAGCGCTGTCAATGAGCTGATACGAGGGCGCACGAATGCCGTCGGATCGGTAACGCTTTCCGCGTCCGCCACGTCAACGACGCTTTCCGACCAGCGTCTCATGCCGACTTCGGTCGTGTTTCTAAGCCCGGCTACGGCAAGCGCGGCAACGGCAATGTCTGGCCTGTACATAGACACATACGACGTTGGATCGTGCGTCATTCATCATGCGTCTTCTTCGGCTACCGACCAGACGTTCAATTATGTTATACTGACAGGAGGAGAAGGTTAATGAATGTTGTGCCGCTAAATGCTGAAAGTTCGGAAATTGCTCCTGACATTTATCGTCTTGAGCCGAACGGAGTTGCTTTGCGCGCTGATGAAATGCGTCCGCTGATCGAGCGACTTGCTTCAAAATTCCCGCATGGCAGTTTCACATTCCACGGCGTTCTCCAGAAAT